CCATTTCTGGCTCCTTGTGCGACTTGTTCGTACATCGCATATCAGTTTATCACTGATATTCTTTCTTCTTCACAATGTACCCATTTCTGGGTCTTTGTGTTCCATTACAACTATTATAAAAGAGGTTTTCTTATGACTGACACATGGCAAGCGTTACCTAACGATACATACACTGGTGTATGTCCCGCAGCTAATACTGTCCAGAATGTCAAGATTAAGACGGTTCAGGTCATTTCGAATCCAAAAGATTCGCGGCCTTACCCCTCTGGCTCTCTGTTGCAGTCTTTGACTGCCTCAGCCCTCCAGAGTACCTTTGAGTCCGATTATCACGGGGAACATCAGTTCCTCGTTGGACTCAATGAAAGTTGTAGTGGTGTGTTACACACCGGCACCAAAACCTATGATAATAATTATTACATAGGCGCTGGTCTTGCACCTTACGGCTCTGCGGACGTTCCCCAATGGGAAACGCGCGCTCGGCTTAAGATAAAAGATGCTTCGGTCAACCTGGGCACTGCTCTTGCGGAATATCGTCAAACTACTAATATGTTTGGCAAATTCGCACAACAGGCCTGGTCTGGTTGGAAATCCTTTAAAGGTAAAAAGCGTCGACGTAAGTTGACGGTTGATGATGTAGCAGCCGCGCAGCTCATAAGCTCTTATGGGTTATCTCCTTTGATGGGCGATGTGTCGGATTCTTTGAATCGATTACAATTCCGCCTACAGGAGGATATTATCCAGAGAGTTGTTGTAACTGCCAAAACCGATAATACTGTCGTTCGCGACAGTCCTAGTGGTAATGGCTACAACGTTTATGAAACTGCGTGGGAACGGTCCGACCGAGTTATCCTATATGTGAAGCTGGCTCCTAATCCAGCTAGTTTTACACTAGGTAACCCTTTAGAAGTAGCTTGGGAACTTGTTCCTTTCTCCTTCCTCGTGGATCAATTCCTCGATGTTGGAGACTACTTGTCCTCGCTTGATGCCCTTAACGGGGTTGAAAGCATTACGGGGACTCGGACTATTAAACGTAGAGCGCGATCAATTCGGACTACTGCAGTGAATCCCGGCTTCGCCGTGATTCACCCGCAGACCTCTGACTATAAATCGCATCAACGTGTACTACAAACGGGCATTCCATTGCCCAGGGTTCCATCCTGGAACCCGTCGACTTCGTTTAAAACTCTGGCTAATGATATAGCCTTGTTGAAGTTGATTTCCAGTAAAAATAGACGTTAGTCTACTAAACGGGGTTACCCGAAGGACATCATTAAGATGCCAACAGCAACAAGTATAACACTCACCGACTTCGCTTTCGCGACCCACACTCTGGTTCCAGTAAAAGCCGATGGCGAAAAATCTATCTTTCGTTCATCAGCCGCTACATCGGATCTCCAGGAGGTGTTAACCTTTGATTATTCAGCTCCAAAAGCAAACCGTAATACAACTCGTATTAAGGGTGCTTTCGCGCTGCCTGTATCGAAGACCGTCGACGGCGAATTAGTCGTTAAGTCCACTGCTCGCTTCAGTTTCGAGGCGATTATACCAGGTGATTTTGACGCTGCAGAACGTGAGGGCTTTCAATCTTTGATTACCGCTCTTTTCGCTGATGCAAACGTCACTGGTATGATATCTGACCTTGACCCTATCTACTAATTGTAGGTATGAGTTATGGAACAGATCACATACATCCTTGATACAATCGTGCTGTTCATTGAGTATTTACTCTCAATTTTATAGAACAGCGCCTTAAAACTGGAGCTTTGCTATGTTACAAGACTGCGTCTTGGACTTTAGTTCGGACTTGAAGTTCGAATTATCATTCACTCAGGAACTCTGTATCTTGATTGATTCCCCAAAATCTCATGCGGTTTTCCTTCTTATTAAGTATAAGGAGTTTAACCAACTGATGGAGCTTACGCTTAATCCCGAAGATTATGAGGACCCTCAGCATTTTGCTGATGATTACCTTGTCTTAGAGGTTTTGCGTAAGTCGCCAAATTTAGATTTGGGAATTGATCGAGCGCAGGTTGCTGTTACCTCATTCTTTACGAGTGAGGCCCGTTGTAAGTCGTCAAACGATAGGCTTTATGGTCTCGACACGCCCCCTCCTTTTATGGAGGCCGTGCGACTGAAAGTCCTATCGATCCTCGGCACCCTTACTACGAAGGATCTTCAATTCGTTGAAGATAATTTTAAGTTCGGGCCTGGGGCAACGACGGGAGTGAAAGGCAGTGGATGTGTACTGTCGGATAAATATGATGAAGAAATTCATCTGACGACGAACCTTATACCTTTTTATCGCTCAATCTTGGGCGACAGATGGTGGGAGTCCTTACGGAACCCCGTCATCGTTGAAGGTAACAGGTTCACTACTGTTCCGAAAAGCGCAAAGACCGATCGCGGTATTTGCATCGAACCCACGTTGAATATTTACACTCAACTCGGTGTCGGTGCTTTAATTCGCAAAAAGTTAAAGCGTGTTTCGATCGATCTAGACAGTCAAGAGCGCAATAGATTTCTGGCCTCAAAAGCCGAAAAATGGAATCTATGCACAATTGATCTTGCAGCCGCTTCAGACACTTTGTCTTGCGGCTGTGTCTCTCGCTTGGTTCCTCCTCAATGGCTAACTCTTTTAGACCTTCTTAGGTCTGAAAAGTCGGACATTGATGGGAAGACCGTTCTGCTTGAAAAATTCTCAAGCATGGGCAATGGTTTCACTTTTGAACTCGAAAGCCTAATTTTTACGGCTGTCGTGCAAACGTGTGTACCAAAGAGCGAACATTCACACGTATCCGTTTACGGGGATGATTTAATATTCCCCAGAGCGTATGCGTCGAGTGTGATCGAGATCTTAGAGCACTTAGGCTTTGAGATCAACAGAGCGAAAAGCTTCTTGGCAGGAAGCTTCTTCGAATCGTGCGGCACTGACTGGTTCAAATCAGTCAATGTCCGCCCCTTCTACTTGAAAGGCACTAAGAGAGATTCACATCTCCCTTATGTCATGCAAGTGGCCAACAAACTTCGACTATACTCCTTGCGGAGGACGGCCGGCATTTGTTGTGACGCTCGATTCCAGCCTTTATGGATATCCCTGTTAAAAGGTATACCTAAAGGTTGGAGAAAGTGTCGTGTTCCTGATCATTTCGGCGACAGCGGTCTGATTTCATCCTTTGATGAGGTTATGCCGCGAAGCGCTCTTAATGGTCATGAAGGGTGGCAGCTTTTGTTTCGTCCATCTAGACCTATCAGTACATCGAAAAAGTCTTTTGGGCGTCTATTAGCTGCTTTAGCGTGTCCGAATCCTGAGATATCTACTAGAGGGCGTGAGCCCCGTCGAGGATATCTTGGTCTTCCGGTAACTAAGGCTGGCCATACTGTTGTGTGGCCTAAATGTCTTTCGTGGGGATAATTTCCAC